CTGACAGAATGATGCAGCAAGTTCTTTTGATGCCATGAGATCAATGGTTTGAACATTACGATATTCATGAGACTTTCCTGTGTAATGTCCCTGATAGGTTAAAGATACATACTCCTCAATGTCTTTTAGAATATCTTCTTCATGATATTTGTAAAAGTGTGCTCTTTTTGGTTCGTATTCCATAGAGTTTTCTTCTGTTACTTGTAATGACATTCCGTCGTCATAGGTTGTAAAATGATGTGCTCTTTGATCATCTACTTCTGCCATGTAGTCATCATAGTAATCGGCAGAGGAACCATCATATAAATTAACTTCATAATCAAGTCCATCTTCCTCTGGATCTCTTGGTGGCCATGGTGAACCTGGTGTCCACTCAAATCCCCCCATTCTTTCAATTTGATCTAACTCAGGATCATTTTCTTTTTTGTTCATGATTGGATAATCCTTATCAAATGTTCCACCTAAAATAGATGCGGCTAAACTCCATGCATTAACCATAGGTAAATAGGAAATTGTTTACAAAGGATTCTGACTTCTCTTCCCCAAACTTACCTTTTAAATAACCTCTAACAGGATCAAGTTCGGTCATGTATTTGTCAAAGTCAGCATACACTGATGTGTCTTCTCCTTGTGGATCACTTAATTCTACCATCTTTTTATATTCTGTCAAGTATTGTTTGAACATTGGAAGGTGTTCATCAACCTCATCAGGTTTACAGTACCTTACGACTATGTTTTCTGAAAAGTGATTACCCATCTCAAAGAACCTATACTTACCATCATCTTTTGGAAGACCATCAACTGAGAATAGATACTTCTCTCTTGGATGTTGGAAGTCAAATACTAAGATGACTTTCTTCTCACTAAACTTCATTAGATCCATTCCAAAACAAGGAAGGTCTGCACCTGTTTTAGGATAAAGTATAGTGTTGTAGATGTCAGATCTAGGATCTGTTATGTGTGCTTCCCTTGCTTTGATAAAGTTCTTACCATAACGAAGATTAGCAATGAGGTGGGCATCTTTTCCTTCCCACTCTGCCCATTGTTCTCCAACCTTTAAGTCAGGGAATGTCTCTTCAAGAGCAGTAATGTAGTTTTTCCAAATGGTCATACATCTTCTTCTTTTGTTAGTTCAAAGTCAGCATCTACCTTATCATATAATTCAAGGAATGCTTGCTTAGTCTCATCATCAAACCTGTTTACACAAACAGAAATTGCCTTTGCCTTATCATTAAAGATACTATAAGCACGAACAATATGAACTAAACGACGAGTACTGATAATTTCCTCTACACCTCCATCATAAAATGTTTTACGAATGATGTCACCCCAATCTACAAGTCTTTTACAAAACTCAGTATCAGTAACACCTAACTTAGCAGCAACTCCACCCAATATTTTAGACTCTATAGAAGGTGCTGGATAATCTTGTTCAAATGTTACTGGGAATCTTTCAAGGAATGCTTCGTTGAGCACGTTAGTTCCAATAAATCTTCCGTCGTCTGAACCTTTACCTTTAGTATTTGCGGTTGCGAATACGTTGAATCCTCTGGCGGGTCTAACATATCTGCCAATCTTTTTAAGGAAAATACCATTTCCTTCAAGGACACTTTGAAGGCAGAGGATTTTGTTAGAGGCAAGGTCGATTTCGTCAAGGAGCAATATTGCACCTCGCTCAAGTGCTTCGATGACTGGGCCATTGTGCCATACGGTCTCACCATTAACAAGACGGAAACCGCCAATAAGATCATCTTCATCTGTTTCAATAGTAATGTTTACACGAATGAGTTCTCTACCAAGTTGTGCACATGCTTGCTCAACCCCAAAAGTTTTTCCATTTCCAGAAAGTCCAGTAATAAAAGTAGGATAAAAAAGTTTACTTTGTATAATTTTTTTAAGATCAGTAAATGGACCAAATTTGACGAATGTATCATCTTTTTCTGGAACAAGACTTATTTCAGTAGTGGGTTCAACAGCAGGAGAACTGAAAGACTTTTCAATTTTTTCAACTGCTGCTGTAGTTACTTCCAAATTCCATCTACCCTTAGAAACTTTGTATTTTTGTATTTTCTTGGTGACAGTTGAATAAGAAATATCATTCGCAGCACAGAAACCACGGACATCAGCAGAAACGAACTCATTTCCAAAGGTGCTTCTGAGTCCATCAATTGCTTGCTGTTCTGTCATTTTTAATTCGAAAGTCATGATTTAGTGATTTATTTATATACGTAGTATAGCAATAAAAAAGAGGGTGTATACCCTCTAGTGGACACTTTAATTATTGTACCAAGTAAAGATTATCAATCATCGTGATCGTCCCACTGATCTGTTAGTCCTTTATTATTAAAGAAGGATCTATATACACCAAAACCTGCTAGTAATATTAGTATTACTAACATTGATATGCCGAAAGTAATGTTTGGATTGGCATTATAGTGAGGTATTATTGCATTACACTTTGTCCATGTACCAGGTAAAGTATACACTGGTGGACACGATAAAAAAATCATTCTTGGGATCTCCATTCTTTTCTCATTGTAACATACTTTTCATCATCTAGTGAAGAAGTTATGAGACATTGTTTTAAATCAAATAATACGTGCTTCATAATTAAGTAAAACCTTTAGATTTTTTCTTTGGTTTATCTAGTACATGAATAACTGGAGGATTAAGAGATCTTGTATTCCACCAATATTCTCTTACTTCTTCCCAACTTTTTACTGTAATTTCTTTAGTATCATAAACTAATTTATAGTGATGACGATCATAAGATTTATCACATGTTTGTGTAAAATAAGTCATATCCAATTTGGTTTTCTGGATGGGTCACGTAAATAATTAGATGCAACCCAAGGTTTGGACGATATATAACGTTTGTAAGCAGTAAAAGTGTCAATGCTTGTGTCATATTTAAACTGGTCGGGTCCTGCGAATGCAAAAGATTTAGGATCATGATCTTGTGGTGGAAATATTTGTGTACAATGTGCAATAGTTGATTGGCAACTATGTTTCTTACCATACCTATGAGTGTATTCATAGCATAAAGCAAGACCATGAAGTATCAACCATGTGTAATTATCTTGTGCCCAAACTGTACATGGGTGATTACGAAATGCACCCTTATCTGTTTTGTATGGTCTACCATCAAGTTTAGGTAATGTACCAAAACCATGACCCCATTTTTTTGATGCAACAATAGCAAGCATTTGACATGTTTCTAATGGCATCTTGACAATATGTTTATCGGGTAATACCTGTGCAGATTTTACTGCAGAGGGATCAGTTACAAAAATGTTCATACTGATATTATACCACTAATTCTATAAATTCGCCAAGTATTTTTTTATTCATTTTTTTAGTCTTCAGACTTTTTACAAAAGCTCTTTTGATTTGTGCCTTTGTTGCATCTTCCTTTACCTCAAACTCATCTTCATTAGCCAGTGCATTTGATGATAATCCAAAGTAAGAATTATATCCAGAATTTTTGATTGTAAATGACCTTTCTCTTCTCCATCTCTTCATCATTTTATCATAAGTATCACCTTCATATCCAGCATACTGTCTGACAAATTGACCAGCATCTCTATTAGCAATGACTCTTATTCCAATAAGATTTGTATCAGAAAAAGTTTGTCTCAGATCTTTCAATAACAAATTTGTAACATCTGCCCAACGTCCTAGTCCTTCACAGGAATAAGTATAACCTGTTTTACGATTACGCAATATACAACCGTCACTAACATAATTACTTCCCATCCAAGGTTTTTCTTCAGGATGACGTTGAAACTCTTTACTATACATCATAGGAGAAGCTTCACCATCTGTGAGAATTACACACTGAACTTTCTCTACATTATTATTATTTTTGAATTGTGGAAGAATTTGATGAAGAGAAATAATTGCTTCATTCAATGGAGTTCCAGAAAGATTCATTCCAATAGGAATATGATATTGAGTATAGATAGAACGAGAAAATGCAGTTGCCAATCTAAAAATATTTTTCATTTGAACTTCCAACTCTTTATTTTTAGTTTTGCTAGTGAATAAATTCATCATAGAAAACAATTCTGGAACAAGAGCTAAACCTTCTTTCTTTTCATAAGCAAGTCTATGAAATGTATCTCCAACTGGAGGATGTTCATTAGTGAAAGCATAAACCTCAAATGGAATATTAATTTTCTTACAGAACCACAGTAGATTATAAAGTTGTTTAACAGTGTCAAGCAAAACATCAGACATTGAACCAGACCAATCAAGAACAAATACTAATCCATGATTCTTACCTTCAGGAAGAGTAGTTACTTTCTTGAATAAATCTTCATTGTATTTGTAAGTATGAAGTTTACTACAATCTAATACTCCAGTTCTAGCAGTAGTAGCACGTGCATATGAACTTGCAGCTTTCTTACACTCAAACTCTTTTACAAGATAATTAACTTCCTTTTGAGCATTTCTTTTAAACTCTACAAACTTACTATCAACTTCTTCATAAAGATTACTAGAATAAGGAAGTTTTCTTTCTTTCATCATTTTGTTCCAATCTTGCTGTTGATCAACCCAAGATAAATTAAGATTATTGTGTATAAATTCATTATCAATAACAACTTTTTTTAAGTTTAACTTAGGTAATTCAAAATAAACATTTTCACGATCACTGTGAATATTAGTAAGATCTTTAATAGCATCTTCTAAAGCATCAGCAGTTTCAACTTGTGGTTCATTTTGAAATCCACCTTGAGACTGAGGTTGAGGTTCAAATTGTCCTTCGCCACCTTCCATATCTTGTGATTTAGTTTGATAATCTACTTCTCCTTCCTCACTTTCTTCTTCACTTTCTTCTTCACCAATATCATTAGGTATATTACCACCACCTTCAATATCCATTCCAGAATATGTATTGATTTCTTCTTCTTCTTTATTCTTAAGTTCTTCCTTACAAAGATTATATAACTCTTGTGCTGCAGATAAAGTTTCATCAAACGTTTCTGCATTTCCAATTAAACGGACAATCTGAGTTTCAACATCTGAAAAAGATATATCATTCCACGCACCAACCTTGAAATATAAATTAACCCTATCAGCAATATTAAAATCAGTAAGATCTTTACCATCTATACTAAAGAAATCTTGATCATTGAGTTCATTATAACCATTATAAAAACATTTAGCAAGTCCTGCATATCTTCTCTTCATCAACTTTTCAATTCTTACATCCTCTACAATGTTTACAAATGATGGGGGAATCTGTATTTCTTTATACCACTCTCTATCAGGTGTATAAAGAGCATGACCAACTTCATGTGCCACTAATGCATCATATACATTATTACTTGCTCTATCCCATTGAGGAAGGGTTAAAACACGAGTATGAACATTGAACACAGCAGTCTCAACAACTTTATGTTCTACTATAAGATCTTCTGTTGCAAGAAGTTTAGCGAGTTGGGATTTGATTTCGTGTTTTACTGCCATGTGTTTTCTTAATTATGAACCTATTATACGACGAAACCCTACCGTTGGCAGGGTTTAGTAGACGCTTTATCAACTGTCTACGTCTTTCTCTTGCAGCACGTAGTGCCTGTGGTTTAAGTTTTCGTTTGGCTTCCTTCTTAGAGTGGTGTTGCCAGTTTGGAGTGTTCATGACTCTATACGGGAGAATCCTTTTATTTTATCAAATTTTAACACATTGTCAAATTTATCATGTAGATCAGACTTATGAGAGATCACAAAAATATTAGCATCCTTAATAACAAATTTAATAATCTTAAGGAACTCATCAGTTCCAAAACCATCAAGAGAACTATCAAACACCTCATCCATGATAAGAAGATTTGTATTCACGGAGTTCTTGACTCTGGCAACTTCTCTCCATGTAAAGAGTAATGCTAAATCAATTCTCATCTTTTCACCTTCACTGAATGATGAATATGAAAAATCCTCATGGATGGGTGACTTTACAGTTTCACTAAACTCTTCATTTAATGTGAAATTAATATAAAAATCCATCAACTGTAAGTATCTATTAACTTGTTGATTTATAAAAGGTAGATACTTTTTGATTATTTTTGTCTTTACTCCATCATCTTTCAACAGAGAATATGCAAAATCATAATGAGTGATTTCATCTCTTATTGAGGAAAGATCTTCAATTGTTTTTTTGAGGTTTTCTTTAAACTCTGTTAATTTCTCATGTTCAGTATTTCTGTTTTTAAACTGTTTGGTAATTGTTTGAACTTCTTCTTCAAGATCTCTGATTTGTCTCTGGTTGAGACTGATACGAGTATTGTTTTGAGAAATGTCATGGTTGAGTTTAGTGATTTCCTCTGATAGTTGGGTGAAGTAACGTTCTCGGTCTTGCTCTTTTTTGATAGTCTCTTCAAGGTCTTTATAACCCTTCTTGAGTTCCTTCGCTTTAGTTTGAACGTTACTAATTCTATTTAATCGAAACTCTTCTTCTATTGGTTGAGTGCATGTAGGGCATGATACATTATCTTTAAAAAACTTATGTTCCTTGGTAAGGGTTGATACTTTATTCGATAATTTACCTTTTAGATTGTTAAGTTTTAGTAACTTTTCTTTTGCACCAGTAAGTTTTTTTTGCTCTTCTATAAGACCATATACTTTATCTTCTAATCCCTCAGTTTGCATTATCAGAACACAAACTTCATCACCTAAATTATCTTTTTTCTTTTGATTTGCTGCAATATTATTCTTACCCTGTTCTTCTAACTCTTTAATAAAATTTTTCTGCATAGACATCTTATCTTTAAGATTATCTTTCTTAAGATCAAGAGATCTTAATTGTTCTTTTTGTGAACGAATCTTTTCTTTAATAAGATTATTCATTGCAGAGAAAATACGAATATCCAAAAGATCCTCAATAACTTCCCTACGATTATTACCTGTCAGTTGCATGAAAGGTACAAAAGTACTACTACCCAAAATTACAATTTGAGTAAATGATTTATAATTTACTTTCAATATAGTATCTTCTAATATTTTTTGATTATTTCTATCATCAGCCTGTTTATGTAGTGGATTGCCATTCACTTCAATATCAAATATGTTTGGTTTAATCCCACGTCTAACCAAATAATCTCTATTATTAACATTAAATTCTATTTCAACAACACAATCTTTTTCATTGGTAGTATTAATTAACTGACTTTTATTAATTTTACGAAATGGTTTATTAAACAAAGCAAAAGTAAGAGCATCCAACATAGTAGACTTTCCAGAACCATTTGTACCAATAATCAAATTAGTATTACATTGTTGAAAATCTATTTCAGTGTAGTTATTACCAGTGCTTAGAAAATTTTTCCACTTAATTTTTTGAAAGGTTATCATTTTTTAGGTTTAGGAGGAATTACAATGTCATCAGGAGTAATAACTGCATACTTATAACTATGCATTTTACAAGTTTTTAATGCAAGTTCATCATCAACTTCAATTACATCCATTTCTTTATCTTCTTGATCTTTTACCATCATAGCATATCTTACGGCATCGTCTTCTTCTTGGAAAAGAAACAAAACTTTATGTCCATGTTGATCTTGAACAGCATAAGCACCTTCATCTTTACCATCTTTAAGAGTTAAAAGCCACATTATTCTACCTCACAAGCTTGTCTATAAAGATTTTGGAAAATATCTTTAATAAAAGTCTTACTAAATTCAAATTCAGATTCATCAATATATCGATTTAATATTGATAATGTATTTTCATCTTCATCTATTTCAAAATTTTGATTTTCTTGTATCTCAAAATTTTCAACAACTTTTAAATCCTGAACACCTACAGAATATAATTTATCAATAAATTTTTCAAACTCTTTGGATTTAGATTTTTTGCGAACAATTATCTTTACAATTTTATTTTTATATTCAGTAGCATTAAATAATTTATGATTTGTATCTTCATAATAGATATTGTAAAATAATTTATATGGATTATTAATTGGAGTATGAGTAAGAGTTTCAGTATCAAAAATATGAAATCCTCTTTTATCATTCACATCATTCCAAAACATCTCATATGGATTACCCAAATAAAATATCTTTCCATTATTAGAACGAGTATGAAAATGTCCTGAATAAACTTTTTCAAATTTATTAAATATTCCTACATCCATTCCAGTTTCCATCATATGCCCACGAGTAGCCTTGAAACCATTTACTTCAAGATGACCCATGGCAACCTTTGCCTTAGTATTATTAATTAATTTCTCAGTTTCTTCAAAATTCTCAGAATTAATCCAAGGTAAAAACAAAATCTTTAATTTATCTAAAGAAATTTCTGTTGCTTTTGAATACGTCTCAATATTTGCATAATCTTTTAATAAAAGTTCTGGAGAATTTACATTATTGGTATTTTTATAATAACAATCGTGATTTCCAATAAGAGCATGGACTTTATATTTCTTAAGAGGTTCAAATACAACTTTCTTTGACCACTCAAGACTTTGCAAATCTATTGCTTTACGACTGTCAAATATATCTCCCATATGAATCACAGTGTCTATCTTATGCTCCTCTAAAGAAGGAAAGAAGACATCACGATAAAACATCTCAAAGTAATCATGAAGATGTTTAGAACCTTTTCTGGCTCCATAATGCGTATCAGTTATAATAGCTAGCTTCATCGGTTATTATTTCGATACTGAATGTTATCTTTAATTGTATTATATTCAGCATTACTACCAGATAATGCAGTATCATCAACCATCATAACTTCATCAAATCCACTCTTTTCAATAATTTTTGTTTTAATATCTAATTGTTTTTTCTCTTTTTGAATTCTTCTGAGGAACGCATAATGTATAATCTGCGTAAAGTATGCAAAAGGATTACGAGATTTCTCAGGATCAAAATTATGAATATACTGAACACAGTTTTCTATACCATCAGAAATCATATCCTCACGAAACATATAATTAACAAAGTTCGGTTTATACGACAAATGAGTAGCAATCTTTAAAAAACACTCACCAAGATAGTTCGGTATGGGTGGTTTACCCTCCCATGGTCCAGACTTAGGAGGTTCTTTATCAGGATATTTTTTGATAAATGCTTCTTTAGCTATAGCAACTTTTCCTCTATAAACAATCATTGCCTCCAACAATTCTTTATTATTTACATAATGTTCCGTCTTTTTTCTTGGCATGGCATTGGAGTTTCCGTTTTCTTAATTGTTTTTATTATATCACAAAACCTAAGGCTTGACAAGGTGGTAAAATATGAGTAGAATAACTCTGTTAGGGGTTAAGGGATAAGTTTAGCTTTCTTTATTATTAATATTTTTCTTAAATAATACTTCAAGATACTTTCGAGCATCTTTTACGGAAGAAATATATCCCATTTTAGGAGAAGGTTTCATATATCCAGTAGAACTATAAATTTCTACATCTTCATCAGAAATAAAATCATTATATATTTGAATTAATCTATCATCTGTAGTTTCAGTCATAGTAATTATCTTATCAGGTTTTATCATAAAAAAATCTTCTTCAGATAATTCAATCCACGGTTTAACTTTAATATGAGATCCATAAGTATCACTATACATCATCATAGTAATAGGATTCTGTAATATTATAATAGGATAATCGCCACTATCATCCACAGATATAAGAGAAAATATTTCTTCTCCTGATACTAATTTTAGTATACTGTAAAATTCATCTCCCATTAGTTTTTAATCGGTATGTTGACTATATCATAATTAAAATTTTCTTCATTGTAAACTTTAATTCTTTCTATTAGATGATTTAAAGTATAATTTCTTTTAGATTTATAACTAATATCATCAGCAATATCATATAAAGTTGCTCTAGTTTTTTGATTACCTTTTCTAAGTACCCTCCCTATTGATTGTAAATTTCTAATTCTAGACTTAGACGGAGAAGCAAAAATGACGTTGTGAAGGTTTTTAATATTAATACCTGTGGAGAATGTTCCATAAGACGCTACAATGATTGCATTTTTTTCTTTTTCAGTAATTTCACGAACTTTTTCTCTTTCTTCAGCATCTACTCCACCATGGATAAAGAAAACTTTTCGATTTTCAATAATGTTATTATTATTTATTAATTCATATAATGGTTCACCATGCCCTTCCACTCTGGCATAAAGTATAAGAGTATTACCTTTTAAATCAAGAGCAAGATTTTTAATAAAGTTATTTCGACGATGATGACCAATTATATACTGAACTTCTTCTTCAAAGTTTTCAAATTTATTTGGTGGGTGTTTCAATAGAAGTACATTGATATCGAGTTTGGCAAGATGTCCCTTCTTCATTAACTCGTCAGTTTTAATTATTTTATAGGAAGGTCCGAACAATCCCTCAAGTACCCACTTATGTGTTTGCGTTCCATCAAGAGTTCCTGTAAATCCGTAACGATACTTAGCATCTGATAGTTTAGTCATTATAGATATAAGTGACTTTGATTTAAATTGGTGAGCTTCGTCTCCAACTACAACAGAAAATCTCTCAAAATATTGTCGGGGAAGTTTGTAGATTGATTGCCAAGTCGTAATTATGACCTGAGAATCTGTTTCTCTTTCTTTTCCAGCGTATATCTTGTGACAAAATGAACCAACATCCCATCCATAATCCGCAAAATCTTTATACATCTGTTCTACTAAAGATGTCGTCGGAACTACTATCAGAATACTTAGTTTTTTTTCAACGTAATATCTCACAATCCCGTATATCATCAGCGACTTTCCTGAAGCAGTTGGAGATATCAATAACCTACGATTGTATTTTAAGGCATCGTGTACTCCCTCTATTTGATAATCTCTAGGTTTATGCCTAGAAATAGCTGTCATATAATCTTTAACACCTTCTTTTGATATATTATCATTGACTTCAAAAGGAGTTCCATAATATTTGTTTTCTAAAAATTCATAAGTATATTCATGATCTTTACAGAATTGAACTACTCTATCTAATAATCCAACATATATTTCTTTAGTATTAACATTAAAAAGTCTTATTTTACCATCCCAAAATTTCTTTTTATATGCAGGTGAAAATTTTGCACCAGGAACCTCAAAGGTAAACTGATCCGACAACTCATAATATACATGTTCCTCTGAAGATATCTGAAGATTTACTTCATTCTTCTTCGATATAACCAAATGTGACATAACATAATGTTCATTTGGAAATATTTAGTAGCCTTTGTCAAGCTACATACCTGCTTGGAATCTATTCCATTCTATTGCATTTTTAATCTGAAATGTCCTATTAGAAACATTTTTAATTATTTCTTCAAGAAATTTTAATGTAGTATCATAATATCTTATTTTGAGATCTAACTGTGTTAGTTTCTCATCTGCCTCTAGATGCCTTTGTATTGCATCTTTCTCTCTAACCTTATACGGAAATGGTTCTTCAGCATATACCTCAGGTTCTGCCTTTCCTGTATAGTAATTATACCTTTCCAGTTTTACTCTGTTATATGAGTCTCTTGCTTTTTCACGCAATAAAGTAATCGTATTATAGACAGTATAATACTTGGAATGTAATTGAGGAATTTTTAGTGATTCATCATGTAGGTTATCAGGATCAATGACAGCATCACGTTGCCACATTTCCTGAATTTTGTCAAGATTCATAAAGGAGTTCTTCCGTCTGGTTTAACTATATTATACACAGTATACTTGAAAACTACCTCTGCTGTAAAGTAGTTAACATCGGTATCTGATGCTTCGAAATCTAATGAAGTTAATCCAATAGGAAATAAATCACTAAATTTTACAATAGCAGTGTCTCTATAATTACTATTCAATATATGTAAAGATCCATCACTATATGCCTCTTCACTATCTCTTATTCCTTGAGTGTTAGTTGTTAAATCTTTATATTCTTTTGTAGTTTCTGGATATCCTAATCCTCTCATCCAATTATGGATTTTCATATAATTCTCAAGTTCTTCATCAACTAAAAATCTTAATGCAAAATCACCATATTGTAACTTATCACCAGGAACATCAACATCTTTTAAATAACTTGGTTGTATAGCAGTTCCCAATATAATTTCAGGTATTCTAACAGAATTGGAAAAAAAAGTTACTTTAGGTTCTTTTGCTAAAGTAAATTTAAATCCAATAGGTGATAGAAAATTCCTATTTTGTATTTGGTTTTCAAATGCACCTCTAGTTGCCATTATTAACCTCCGTTACCTCCTCCACCATTTCCACCACCGTTGCCACCACCGTTTCCATTACCACCATTACCATTGCCGTTTCCACCATTTCCATTTCCATTACCATTTTTCTTACCATTTTCACCACTATTATCATCTGGTTCAACAAATCCTCCTCTACCTACATGGTGTCCGTAAGGAATTTTTTTGCATTTTTTATCAGTATAGCAATAATATTTGCCAGGTGGACACCTCTTAGTAGCTGCCTCTTCAATAAATTTATCAAAATCTTTCATTAGTCGTTAAGAATTTGTTCGTACCATTGCTCACTCATACCCATAATAATATTACCAGCCATATCAGTATTTTCAGCATATCCTTCACGAATTAAATAATCAGTAATCTTTTTCGTGCGTTCATGTGCTTCCTTTAATTGTTTAGGAGTAAAGTCTTTCATGGTAATACTACTTTTATTTGTATTTAGACAAAAAAAGAGACCCGTCAAGGGTCTCTTTGAAAAGATATGTAATATCTGAATTACATGAGGTTTGTAACCTTAACACGACGATAGTACTTATTGCTATTACGTGCAATAATACCAGGATCATCGAGAGAAGCACCACGGGCGAAGGGATTAGCAACGATTCCGTAACGAGTCTTAAACCCGATTTTTGGTTGGAAGGTGTTCTCACCAACTGCACGAACCATCTGTAATGGAACGTAAGGGCAGTAGAACAGTCCTGCGTCATAAGGTGAAGAACCTTTATAACCTGCAACGTAGTACTGATTAGCAGCAACGTTTGCAGCATAAGGATCGATGTATACTCTATACTTACCTTGAAGTACACCAGCAAATGTATTGCCTGTGTCATCAACGTTAAGATTAGCATTAAGTGCTGGAGTGTAATCTAATACACCTGCCATTGTTAGGGCACTAGCAACGTCTGCAGAACAGAGGATCATATTACCCTTTCCACGACGAGTTTGCTGTGCGATTGCGTTAGCGTCTCTTTCGATCTGGAAAATAAGTCCCTTGAACTTTTCAACTGACCATCTACCATTTGAGTCGATGTCTAAGTCGAATGTACCACCTGTAGCAACGTTTGCCTGAGCACCAGGAACAGCAACGTTATAGATTGTTCTAATAACTTCTCTGTTGATTTCAGCAAGAATCTCAGTAGAAAGAATGTTGGCAAGTTCTGCCTCTGCATTCAATCCGTGGATTGCTTTCAAGTCTTGAGCAAGCTCTAATGAGTACTCAGCTTTTAGGGCACGTGACTTTGCAGTAACGGTGACTTTCTCGATTGAGAATGCCATTTCGTTGAACTGGTTGTCAGTTGCATCTCCAAGTGCTTCAGAGTTTGCAGTTGTCATACCCTGACCTACGTTGTAGGTAGTAGCATCAGCAGTAGCAGGGAATGTTCCGTCAAGTGCACCTGGGTTAGTACCCTGTTGGTTAGTTGTACCTAAACCAACTGCTGCTTGAGTCATTCCAGCAGTCTTATTGAATCCTGCTGACTGACCAGAGAATGCAGTATCTGCTTCGTTGTAGAATGCTTCCTCTCCACTTTGTGTGGCATAACGAGAACGCATTGCAAAGATTAGTCCAGTAGGACCATTCATTGGTTGAACACCAGCTAGGTCATAAGCGACCAAGTTTGGCATTGCTCTTCTGATCAGACTGATAAGTACTGGATCGAAGTTTGATATCCCTGAACCTGTTGAGTTTGTAGGGGCTGCTTCATTAAGGAACTCTTGTTCCTCTTTTAAAATTTTTTCTTGATTCTCCAGAAGAACTGCGGTAACCATTCTCTTATGAGAATCTGTTATTTTCTCTTGACCATCATGGTCTAGAATTGGTGCCCACTTCTCCTGCAGATGTTCAGCATTGAACGCTTGCATTTGATTTACCTTTTAAATTTAGTAAGTTTGATCTTGTAATTTTAAAATCACTTTTTCGAAACTCTACCCAGAGTCTGAAGATAAGTTTCCATCAAGCCAGACGGTGCTGCTTGAGGTGCCTCGGTACCTTCAGAAAGATTTTCTGAATGGTTTCTAGGAGTGCCAGGATTAGCTGGGAAATATGATTCCCTCAGTGTACCAAGCTTCTCACGGTATGTTTCTTCACTATCAAACTCAACATTTTCGGCAAGAGAAGCAAGTTTTTCCTTTTGGGAAACTGCAAGACCTTCTGATACATCCGCTAGGATTACATCAGCAGTCGATTCTGATAACCTTTTTGTTAGAGCAACATTTTTGTTTATTTGCTCGTTGAGTTTATCTTCCATTTCATCAAGTTTTTCTACCATACTATTAAGTACATCATATTTTTCTTCAGGGATTGTTACATAATGATCTTCAAAAAGACTCTTCATTCCAGTTAGGAATGATTCTGTCATTTCTGTTTTAAGTCCGTGCTCAACTGCGAGTTGATTTTCTTCCAACCACTCTTGAGCAACATATTCTAGATAAGCATCAGATCTATCTTCAATTTCTTCTTTGATAGATGCAACCTCTTCGGTTAATGCTTTTTCAAATTCTTTTGAAAGTTCTTCTTTCAATTCTGAAACCTTAGACTTAATTGCGGCTTCAAAAATTGTACGTGCTTTATCTTGAAACTCTTCAGAAAGATCTTCTCCTTCAAGAAGTGCCTTAATGTCTTCTTCAACATCAATCTGTTCTTCAGCAACAATTTCTTCGTCAGTGGTTTCTTCTTCAGCAACTACTTCTTCAGATGAAGTTTCTTCTTCAGACACTACTTCATCTGTAGTTACTTCATCCTCGGCAACAATTTCTTGATCGTCTTTCACTTCTGGTTCGTCTCCCTGCTTAAGGGTTCCAGGAGTTGCATTTCCACTAGGAGTTGCTTGATCTCCAGGTGTTGCTTTTGCATTAACAACATCTCTGACTTGCTTGAGCGTTTTACCTGGTGTTGCCAACTTGTTAGAGTTGTCATCGGGTTTGGAATTTTGGGGTGTAGGTCCACCTAAATCCTCATAAGTTGCAGGTGTTCCACCTGTTGTCAACTTAGGCATCGGATCACCAGGTGCAGCATTTTTAGTTACTACGTTTTCCATTTCTTGTAAATTGTTACCAACGGACATTTTTAGATATTTTATAATTTAATCTGTATTTATTTATAGAACTTAAAGATTAGAGAGAAAATCGTTGAATAGATTCAACTTATGTTCTTCTAATTTTCTTTGGTCTACAAGAGTATTAATTCTCTTTTGTGTGTTTTGTGCGAGTTGTTCACGAAGAATTCCTCCTTCCCAAATCCACTCTTTTCCTTCCATGATTCCAGATACAAATGCATCAGGAGCAGAAGGATCGGCAACGATATCAGCAGCAGTTGCTAACATGAAATCTTCACCTACAACTTTGCAACCATTACTACCTTCTTTTAATGACCCAACACCACGAGAAGAAACTCCTAGTGTTACACCTTCTGCGATAAGAGATTTTGCAATCTTACCCATAGGGGTTTCAAGAAGTTGTGCCTTACCAATAAAATTATTACCTTCCTGTTTAAGTGAAGTAATCTTATGTGATACACGATCAAGATTTACAGTTGGACCATCGGGATGTCCTAACTCACCAACTGCACGTCCTTTTTTTACAAAAGACTCATTGTATCTACCAACTTCTTTTGCAAGAGTTGTTACTGGATACATTCTTCCATTACGATTTTTGAGATCTCCTTGTAGGAAAACTCCTTCAATATACATTTTCTTTTTAGCACCTTTTCCTTCGGTGATAAATTTAACGCTTGAAATTTCTTCGGTAATGAGTTTCATTTTTTTAATTTGTAAATCCTACTTTGGCACCTAATACAGCTGCATTTTCAGCAAGAAGAGCATGTACACTATTTTTTTCAATGTATTCAACTGATTGAGCTGGCATTGTAAAGGAACCAATACCAGCAGCACCTGTGTCTTCTAAAAGAGTTACTTTATATGCATTAGTTGCATGAGTATTGACAAGACGAACAATTGTAGCACTACCAAAACTACTAGCAGCACCTACTGTTGTTGGTAAAGCTACTTCTGCACCTTTTATTAATGTCCTATTTGCCATTATTCTTAATCCTCAGATGGTTGTTGTTCAGCATCAGCAAACATAGAAGTCGCTACATTAGGTTTGAAATTATCAATACCTTGAGCTGCTTTTGTATATAAAACATCTTTAATTTTATCACTGATATCTGCTGCTGCTTCATCAGCAACAATCAAATTGACGATTTCTTCCATGAAAATTTAATATAATTCTATTCTTTATTTATATCTCTGCCGTCTTAGTGTCTTTTTGTACCTGTGCATTGGTGATTCCATCATCAATTTCTGGATCCATTGGAAGTTCTCCCATCTCACCTTCTGCTGGTAATGGTTCTCCAGTTATTGGATCAACTGCACTAGGATCTGGTATTATACCATCTTTAATTTCTTTTTCTATTTGTTCATCCTGTTCGATAATTTCTCCATCAGTTTGACGTAAGACATTTTTACGAACCCACTCTTGTGAATAGAATCTTCCAATATAAGGTTCAATAGTAGCAAGAGTTCCTAATCTCTCATTCATCATTTCAGTTTCTTTTAATTCTGCAAACTGATTATCATAAATGAAATCATATTGGATATGCTCACTAATTAATTCCCAATCTTCTGGTGTAACAATATTCTTCAGAATCAATTGAGTCTTAAGCATATCTGTGAACATATGTGCAAAACGTTTTCTTAAACGTCCTACAAATTTAGAGAACTTGAGTTCATCTCTTAGAATCTCTGATGAACGACCTAAATTAAATCCACCCTCTGCAGCAATTCTAGATTCTGGAACACCTAATGCTCTATAAAGTTTCTTTTGGAAATATTCAATATCAGCAAGTTCACCAAGATTTTGACCACCAGGAAGTGTAGTAATTTCAGTTCCTCTACCACCTTCTCTTCTAGGAAGCCAGAAATCTTCCATCATAGACATAAACTTACGATCATCTCTGACTTCACCAGTGTTTGCATCATAAACAAGTTTGTTTCTATAACGAGACATCACTTCTTTAAGATATTGTTCTGCTTTTACCTTTGGTAGATTACCAACATCAATATAAAATATTCTTCTTTCTGGTGCTCTTGATAACCTATAAATTACAAGACTATCTTCAATCATTCTTAATTGATTAAGTGCCTTGATTGCTTTATGAAGATATGAAAGAACTGTCCCTTTATTTCTATCTACAAGACCAGAAGTTACATATGTAATAGAATCTTTTGCTATTTTAATTCCTTTACTTCCACCACCACTGCTTATATTATTTGATGGATAAGATGGTTTTGGTGTATATACATAATATTCTTCAATCTCTGGATTTATTACTTTAGTATCATCATTATTTCTTATGGTATAATCATTTTTATCTCTTTTCTTTTCTTGACGAACAAATTTTATTTTCATAGGATCAATATACCTCAGATCCTTTATTCCTTCTTCAGGTTTTTTAATATCAATAACCTTCATGTAAAATACTCTTCCATCTACATACCAATTTCTGAGTATTTCATGAGATTTTTTGTCAAAATCTAATATATCTTTAATATTTCTAAATTCTTCTCTAATTATTTTTTTTAATTTATCACTAGCATTTAAATTAGAAAGTTCAATTTCAATAGGAGAATCATATAAATCACTAACGATTGCTTCATTAATAACATCTTCAATAGCACCATCACACTCAGGGTGTAATGCCATCTCTCTATATCTTTTAATTAAGTCTGATTCGGTTTTATATACACCTTCAATATCAACATAAGATCCATAAAAGGAACTAGCAATAAAATTATCAACCCCATCCTCATTATTTTGAGGGACGGGGGATATTACAGAAGGTGACTTTTTTTCTTTGTCACCAATAGAAAATCCAAAAAGTTTTGCCATAGTATAATCTTTTTCCTACTATTATAGCACTATTTAGCTGATATCTTCACCACCAGCTGAGACAGAACTACCTTTATAAGCTTCCCACCACTGAACCTGTAGTTCTACAGTGAACTCTTCAAGAGTATCAGTTGTTTCGTAACTTAGATCTATAGTAGAAATATTTGTTGGAAAAATGTCCCAGAACTTGTAAGATCTTAGTACACTTCCATCACGATCTAATTGTTTTACAGTAGCATCTTTTTGATATGCTTCTGGATCAACTATTCCAGTAGCATCAGACATTTTATTAATAACATTCATCCACTTTTCAAAAGCAGAACGAATAGAAAAGTCTGTATCATTAAGAACAGTGATAGTCCAAGTTTCAAATGTTCTGTCTCCAGCAATCTTTAAAATACGACCTCTGAATGGAACATCGATAGGAGCAATAGTAGATGCTGGTAATGCAGCTGCCTTAACCAAGAACCTTGATTTTGATAAGACATCATTTTCTATTCCTACTGCATTTGGGAATGCTAATTCTACTTCAAATAGATTTGGTCTAGCACCACCACCAGATAATCTACTTTTAAAATCACTAATTGTTCTTAATGGAGTAGTGTTTTGTTGTTGTCGTGTTGGCATAATTTTTTGTACCTCTAGTAGAATTAAACGTTACCAATTACTTCTTCAAAAGCAACACCAGTTCTGGTGGCAACGAAGGTTAAACCAATGAAGTTAATCGACCTTGCTGGTTTAATGAAGATGTCTGCTACAAACTCATTATTATCTATAACAGCAGCAGTGTTATTCGTCTCATCACAAATAACAACATAATCTTGTAAACCTCGTTTTGCTTGAACATCACGTAAGAAAGGTTCAACAATATTTACAAAGTTAGTCCTTGTGATCTCATCGTTAAATTCAAAGAGTTGATCTTTAGCAGCATTAGAGATTGCATTTTCAAGATATAAGAATAATCTACGAACATTGATTCTATCAAATGCTGATGATTTTGCAAGTGCAGTCTTATCACCGAATAGAACAATTCCTGATCCTGCTGAAAATATTACAGAATTAATTCTATTTGAATAAAGAACATCTCTCTGAGACTTACTTGGATTGTAAGTAAGTTTCACTGCATTTAGAATTGCACCTCTTTGTGTTCCTGCTGGTGAGAACCAAGGGAAGTTTGTGATGTCAGTTCTAACACAAGTTCCTGCAACATCTCCATTTAATGGAACATATCGGAAAGTACTATCAAATCTATCGTACATATACTTATATCCACTATCGAATACAGTATATGATGACGATGATATTGGTGCATAGAAACTAAGAATATTGTTTGTTATTGTCTCATCATCATTAACAGTAACAGATCCAACATCAGTGTCAGTCAGGAATGCTCCTCTATATGGACTGATAAATGCAAGTGAATCTTTTCTAGCATCAGCAACTGCAACAATTTGATTTGCTAATGCCTGTGTTGCTTCTTTACTATAATTTCCAGATCCCATGAGTAGGAAATTAACAGCATAATTATCAGCATTCTCAAAGAGTTTATAACCAGTAGATAATTTAGCAACGGATGCTGTTAAACCTCCTGTTGTTATAATACCAACCGTACCATCAGGTTTTAGATTTCTAACATTACCATAGTCTTCACCGTTAGTAATTTTATAATTTTGTGAACCAGATCCACCAAAAATAATTCCATCTGCATTTTGATCCCATGCTTGATCTGATTGTTTAGTGAAATCAGCACTAAATCCAGTTGTTGAAAGTCCTGAAGGAGCTCCACCACCAAAGATGTAAGATGAATTATTCTTAAGATATTTTCTCCAATAAGAAGGAGAACCTGCTGAGAATTCACCATCTTTTGCCTTAGAAAGTCCTAGATGTTTCTCAAGAATAGTACCAGCATTGCCAGTAATGTCCCCTTCACCATCAATTACTACAACATGAAGTTCATCATTTTTAGCACCTCTTGCTGCAGCAAAATCTGTAGTGGTTGGTCTTTCTACAATAGAATTCCATTTAATTGAAGATATTGTAGATGCAGTTCCAGGAACTCCTGATGAAGTATAAAGAACTTGCTTATCGAAATAGTCCTCTACACTGTGAACAGTATTTGTAGTTCTAGAAATAGCAACATCACCATCATTTTTAAATATATCAATACTAGGTGATCCTCCACTTCCTGTGCTTCCTACACCAACAGAAAACTTATATAATCCATTGGGTTGATAATCTACTGGAGTTTCAGTAGAACCAACTACATGAGAAAGAACTTTTACTTCTAGTGTACCTGCTATTCCATCTGCAGCATTTAAACCAGCAGTAGTGACTCCAGTAATAATTCCTTTTAAGTATCCATCAATTAAAGATGTTGCACCAACTCCAGGTAAAACTGTTCCAGTAGCAAATGCTTGAGTAACACCAAATCCAACCCAATTACCAGTAATAGCATTTCCAATGCTAGTAACACCTAAACACTGATCTGCTTTTCCATCAATAATTCCTACTCTTAATCCATTAGACCAAGAACCAGGATTTTTTGCAACAACAGTTACATTAGTAATTGTATTATCATCATAACCAAGTTGCTCATAATGTTCAACATTTTTAATTTTTAATTCTGTTTCACTACTAGAAGTACCTACGGTATTAACTGAACCATTATATAAATTATCATCATCTGCTCTTACAACTCTTAAAGATCCACCATATGCTAAAAATGATGAAGCAACTAGCCATGTCTCAAATTGTTTATCAATACTGTTTGGTTTTCCAAAAGTATTTAATAAATCATTTTCATTAGCAATAACTGTTGGTAATTCTACTGGTCCTTGTGCAAAAGGACCAACTAGTCCACCAACGCTTCCTGATGTTGGATCGACTCTACCTACAGTTAAGTCTACTTCCTTTACAACAATGCCAGGAGATGCTAGATTTATAGGCATCTTAATTCCTCTCGTAATCCAAATTTATTCTAAAAATATTTATTAAAATGCCTTTTTACAATGGGGAAACAATACATGAACATTACCAATCTGGATATATCCATTCATTAGAAGGTTTTTTATTCTTCCTACTAGCAACAATTCTTTTTATTGTACATGCCTTACATTCATAAGCATATGATGATGGTAATGACAATCTATTCTTATGAGTTTTATAAAAACCATCTATTAAATTTTTTATTCCTCCACAAACTCTACATCTTCTTTCTTCAAGAAGTAAATCTCCCAATTCAAATTGTTCTTCTATATTCATCTATAGAACTTGAATAACTCCCTTAATATCTGGTATTTCCATCATCAATTTTTTTTCAATACCTTGTTTCAATGTCATAACACTCATAGCACATGTCTCACATGCACCACCTAATCTCACCTTAACATAACTATCTTCAGTCTCAACATACTGTAAAGAACCACCATCTGCTTCGATGTATGGTAATAATTCTTCAAGAACTTTAATTATATTTTCGTCGTTTAATTCCATTACATATAGTCCCACATATAAGATCTATCTCCATATTCATCAGTGTGCCATCTATCTCCATCGCCATCTACAAAACTATCCATATCTTCAAACCCATCAGAAATAAATCCAAACGGTGCCATGTCTTGTTCTATCTGGTTCTTTTGTTCTTCATAAATTCTTTTACGAACATCATTGTCCGTCATTTCTTTGAAATAATCTTGTGCAACTAACCATGCAAATATGACAAGACACATTGCTAAATCATCATTACATCCCTCTTCTGCCTCAAATGAATTATGTTTCTGTGCAAATGTTGTTAATTCTGAAATAATATCATAATCTGAAGTAAGTAGTTTATCATCTTCCAGTAACGTCTTAAGATTAGAACAACCTAACTTTTTAACTGCAGCTGTCATTCTTACACCAAGTTGTGTTTTCTTACCTGAGAAACCTTGTCCAACTATTTGACCATTTCTTCCTCTCATAGAAGCCATTAAAAGGTTTTCATATTCAAGATCATATTGAAGAATACTTGCAACTTGATCTCCAATATCATTAACTTCTATTAGTAAGTAAGCATTATTATATCCTTTTGCTACATCAAGTATAATATTAGGAAATAGCATAGGTTTAATTTCATTATTCCTATATTTTGCAACTACCTTATATGGAAACTCAGTAGTATCAAAAACAATAAATGCAGAATAATCATTACCTAAACCACGTGCTACATCAACACTAATTACATAATTATGTTCTTTTTGTGGATTTTCGTAAATATCAAGACCAGCATTTTTCTTTAAAGGTTCTTCATATACAAGATTTCGAAGTTTTGCTGGACTAATAAGAGTATTAACAGAACCTAAAAATTCACATTCAAACTCAATCTTAAACTGCTGCTCTGAAGTGTTTGCAATAGTTTGTCTTTTCCATTCAGCATCTCTACCAGGAACTTGTGACCAATGCACATCAGTAGGAACATATTCATTCTTACCTTTCTCTGCATCATGCCAATACCTATAAAAATGATTCATCCCGTGAGGGGTTGAAACCATTATGACTTTGGTTGTTTTACCAGAAGTGATAGTAGGATATACTGAGCTGAAGAATGCTTCAGCAATATGATTAGGAACAAAGGCAAACTCATCCAAAAATAGAATGTTGAAAGACATACCCCTAACTGCAGATGCAGAGGTAGATGCTGCAAGTATTTTAGATCCATTTTCTAACTCCAATGATCCTTTATTCCAAGATATAATACCCTGTTGCATCCATTTAGGTAAGTTTTCATATGCAATTTGTAATCTACCTAATAAATCTCTTGCAGTCGCTGCTTTGTTTGCAAGAATACCAATATTTACACTATCATTAAAAACACAATAATGCAAAAGATATGCTACAGACGTAGTAGATTTACCAGTTTGACGTGGCATTTTACATATATTAAATCTATTGCCATGAAAATTATTAATTAACTTTTCTTGAAAATCATATGGTTTAAATTGTACAAGTCCCTCATCAAGAGAAACAATCTTCATGTAATTATTTGCAAAATAAACTGGATCTTCTTTACATTTTAAGAACTCAATAATGTTCTCTTGTGTAAATTCAATCTTAGTATTTGCTTTTTTTAAATTGGGATTACCAAGATATACATCATTATTAGACATAATTTATTTTTTAAATAGTCCTTGCTCTTTTAAAATTTTAGATAAATCAGTTGTTGAACCTACAAATAAAGCGTTATTAGTAACTTGTGTAGTTTTTCCTTTATCTTCATCAATTTCTTTAAGTTTTTTCTGAAGTTCCATCAACTTATCAGTAGTATCAGCAACTGACTTAATAATTTGACCTGCAACTTCATATGCTCTTGGACTTGCACTTTCACCAGCAAGTTCCATTATACCATTAAGAGATTCTTGTCCTTTTTCAATTAATGAGTATAAATTAGCACGAGTGTATTCATAATCTTTATCAATATCATCAGTGACATTCTTATGAGAATCTTGTTTCTTAATACATCCACCTTCTGATGTAGTACTTACTTCAATACTACTTGTAGTATTGAGTGCTTCATCTATAGAATCATAAGTAGACATAATAATTAAGTATCCTTCTGTAATGTTGGACTATAAGTTTTACTATCATCAAAATCTGTCCAAGTTTCACTAAATCCAAAATCATCTTCTGGTCCAGCAGTAATTGGATCAGGAACTACACTATATCTTCTTTCACGTTTAGCTGTAGCAGTATCAGTACCTGCATATTGATCTACAATAACTTTCTTAATAAGTCCATCAGATGTCTGTGCAATTGGACCAAATAGATATGTTTTTGCTGTAAAACTTAAAGTATAAATTAATGCTCTTCTTACTTCGAAACTTCCCTCATAATCATCTTGGAATGATATATTATCTAATATAACAGGCATATCTCTTTTCTCTCCGATAGAAGATACTAAATCTACAGTTAAAGTAAATGAAGGTTGAAAATATGGTAATATCTGTTCAATAATTTGTAATGCATCATCATTTAATTTACTAAAAATATTTAATTCAAATCCAATATTATAAGGAACAGGCATATAAACTTTCTTCATTTTATCATCAGTACTATCAACTGCCTTAAAAGTCTGAGTAACTCCAGTTTTTCTTGTAGGATCATACTGAATATTATTCATTTCAAAAGACATTCTAGGTAAAGTTATAGCAACTGATTTTGACAACTCAGCCTGTTCTTGTATCTTTGCCAAATATTTTTGTTGAGGTCCATAAGAAAGACCAACTTTAATATCATCAAGAATAGTACCATCACTTTTTTTATGTTTAATA